ATTAACTATTGAGGAATTTATTAAAAAGATTGTCAATGATTCAGATGATCAAGAAAAGCCCACTAGGTAGAGTGAGCTTCTTTGGAGTTACCATCAGATTAATGCCTAAATCTCGTCCCACCCGTCAACGCCGGAGGACATCACATAACTTGTCACGGTTGCCTCAAAGAAGTTAGCTTTGGTGTGTCCTTCTTTTTTAGTATCAGAGAAGCGTTCTAAATGGGTATAGGGACTTTTACTGTACTTTTTATCGGGATAAAGGGGCTCTAAACCGATAGAACGTAACCGAATATTGGCTAGATATTTGGTGTATTGTTCCGTACTATATTCCGTGATTCCTAAAATATTATTTCCCACAATATGATTAGTCCATTTACACTCATGCTCGACAGCCGTGCCAAACATTTCGTAAATCTGGTCAACGGAATGAGGAAACAATTGCATAGCTTCAGGAATCAATTTCTGGAATAACCGAACATGACTTAATTCGTCACGGTTAATCATTTTGAAGATATCAGCAGATCCCGGCATTAATTGACGGGAAGCGAAATTGTAGTAAGCGATAAAACCATTGTAGAAGTAAATCCCCTCTAACATATAATCGGCTAACAAAGCGACAAAATAATTCTCTGGCGTGGAATTATCCATGAAGTTCTGATAAATTCCTGCAATAAATTCACAGCGATCGCGCAAGACTTCATCTGTTCTCCAAAACTCATAAACAGATGTTCTTCGATCCGATGGAATAATCGTTTCGATCATGTACGAATAAGACTGGGAGTGTAACGCCTCCTGGGAGTTTTGCTCTGCCATGCACAGGCTGATTTCTGGGGCTGTGACGCAACTTTTAAGGTGGGGAATATTACAGGTTTGAATGGAATCCAAGAACGTTAAATAGCTTAAAATCCCATCATAAACATTGCGTTCATTAAGAGTTAGGTTCGCGTAATCTGTCACGTCCTGGGTAATGTCCAAGCGCTCGGCGACCCAGAAGTTCTCTCTCATTTGCTTATATAAACCAACCGCCCAAGAATAGCGGACATCATTCAATTGCATTAAGTTTGTGGTTTCCCCAAACCAAATCGTTCTGTGGGCAACATCGTCGTTTCCGTTTGGATTAAAAATCGGGTTAGCGGACATTAATTGAGTCATTTTGTTGATCTCTTTGATGTGGGCAAATAATATGGGTGTAGCCGTTTAACACGACCTTGTTTGACCCCCAAGGGACGAGCCAAACCTGTCTTGCATTCTTCAAATCCGGTCTAATATTTCCCAAGATCCCTCCGCAGTTTAGGCAATAATTAAAAGGATTCCGTGTTAGAAAATCCTTGGTTAGATATGGGTGACTATATCTTTTGTTTGCCATTGTTTTCTCTATCTAAGTCCTCCCCAGATGAGGAGGATTGTATCTATATTTTGGCTTTACTTCCGAAGATTGACTGGCATTAGAAGAAATGTCATCTTAATTCCCCCTAATGGCGAGATGATAATTGGTGCGATGGTAGACTCTTGGATCTTTATTTGGACTTCACTGGTTTCCATTTCTTCCAAGCCCTCAATGATATAAGCGCAGTTGAAAGCGACTGTAATTGGCTCTTTAACTGCGTTTATCGTGGCAAAGGATTCTTTATCATCCCCGTCATCGTTTTCGTCGTCATCGGATGCAACAGGCTCCTTGACTGATATTTGTGCAGGGATATACTCCTCTGCTTTGCCTACGTCGGCGGCTTCTACCGATAGTTTAATTTGCTGTGCTTCGGCATCAAAGTCGCAACACACGATGTGATTTTTCTGTTTTGCAATTATCTCCATCCGTTCCAGGGAACCAATAAAGGTTCGCCGATCAACCGTTACCAAAGTGGCGTGGTTTTTAGGGATTAGCTGTTCGTAAGCGGGGAAAGCCCCGTCTAATTTCCGGCATTGGACTTGCTGATTCTTATAGGAAAAAATAATAATCCGGTCATCAAATCCAACCAAAACGGGAGTATCATCATCCCTTTTCTCTTTGAATTTTGTGATCATCTTTTTAACCTCTCGGAAAGCCCGACCAGGAATGATAATCTCCTGAACTTCCGATTCATCCCCTTCAAAATCCTCGTTTTCGACTTCAGTTACCATCAACAAGTGTCCGTTTGTTGCTGCGAACTTGATTCCCTTATCTGAGAACTTTAGATCAACCCCGCACAACACCTGTTTTGTATCATCAGTAGACACGGTGGAGATTGTTTTACTTCCTTGAAGAAGATTCTCTACCGAAATCTCAAAGCTATTGTTAGCTTCAAGCAAGGGGATTTCGGGGTATTCTTCTGTGCTTAATCCCCGCAAGTTGTATTTGCCACTGGAAATTATCTTAACGTCATTTGTCTCGTTGTCCACTTCAAGTGTTAGCTCTCCGTTGGGGAGGTGTTTGATTGTCTCCGTGAACAACTTGGCAGGAATCGTAACACTGCCACATCTGTCAACATTTGCTTCTACCGTGGCTTTAATAGCCATTGAGAGGTCAAACCCCGTAACCTCTAAATTGCTATCACCCGCTTCAATTTTGAAGTTAGCCAGGATGGGATGATTAGGCTTTTGAGGAATCGCCTTGTTTGCCCAATCAAGGGCATCGGACAAGGCTTTTGTATCTACAGTCAATTTCATTGGTTTAGTGAATTTGTAGGTTGAATCAAACCGAGATTTATTTATCCCGGTTTGATTTAGTTGATTAGTTTCAATTCCTGATAGGTATCAATAGAAATCGTTAGAAAGGCAGAGGATCGTATTGACCACCTTCTGTCTTATCTGGCTCTGCCGATTTCATTCCTTTCTCTTTAGGACGGGAAGTTTCTGTAGAATCCACGGCCGCCCCATGGAGTTCTTTTGCCACAAACCCCTGCTTAAACATATTTGAGGTGTGGGGTGCGCGATTGCGGAACACCGCGTCACAAGTCATCTTTTTGTTATTACCTTCTCGGATGTTGGCGATAATCAGGGTTACTGGACGACCACCTTTTAAGCAATTCGAGAAGCTGTTGAACGAGGATTTAAGCTGCTTCTTCATGCCGAAGTTGGCATATAAAGCCTTTCCACCGTCGAGGGCAACAAAATACCCTGTACCATATTCAGGGTGTTCTTTTTGATCAATCCCAGTCACCAGGTATTCCCCCTCTGGCAGTTCGGTGGGTTTTACCACCTGGTAGTTTCCCCCTTTGGCTTCCCGAAGGTAGCCAGCGATCGCCCCACCGGCTCGCGCACGGTGCTTAAGGGAATCCCCGTTCACCGTCTCATCTTTACCAAAGACACGGAGGGAGAAAATCAAGCCTCCTTTTGGTGCGACAAAATCAATCCGAGGGACTTTGTACTCTTTGTCCCCGTACTTAACCGAGTAGCTTTCGATTTCCCCTTGCATTTCTCCGCAAGTGAAAGTGCGTCCGTTTTGAGTCACGGGGAATAAGTTTGCTCCGGCACGGATAACCAAGCCTTCGCCTCCTTCTGTAGAAAAAAGTGCGGGTGTGTAGATCCGGTCGATTATTCCCGAATCGGTTGCTTTAACCGACAAGACCTTTTCAGTGTCGTATTTTGTCCCGTTAGCCAACAGTTCTAAACAAGTTAAAAGCAGAACATCGTCATCAAAATCTTCGTCAGAGAGATCGCTAATCCCGATCTCATTGTACCCAGGAACATAATCCTTGGCGTAGAGGACTCCAAACTTGTCGTCATCGTCGAAGTTAACAACAATAACTTCGGGCATTGAATTACTTGTCATATTTTTTTACAGAATGTTTACGTTGATTGGGAGATTACGCCTCCCCACTGCCTCACTATCGCACCGTGAAGCCGTGGGGGAACACAAGCCTATAAATTTAGATGCAATTGGATTGCTGTTTGCTTAATAGACAGCGCACCTTTTTTATTCAGTTTTGCAATTTCAGAAAGAGTTTCTTCCTCACTGAAATTTATTATCTTTGTTTTCTCTTCGTCGATTGAGACAGCGCAACTCAGAGAGTTGGCAAGCGCCCTGATGTCCACATTCGTATTTCCATCAAACTTAATCAGAAGCATCAGATAAACATAGGCTGTCTTAGGCAGGATGCCACAAGCCAGCCATGATTTCAAGTCCTCTATAGAGATTGAAATACTGTCTTTTTCCTTTTTTTTTAAAGGCGTTGGAAGGAGGTCTACCACTCCTATCTCCACTTCCTCAAAATCTTCTTCCGACTCAAACGTCTTTGGCTGCTGTGCGATCATAATTTTGTTATCCAGTGCTTATTACCAATTTACTACTTGCAGTAATAAAAGTCAAGCGGCTAGGAAAACTTTTTATTGTCTCCGCCAGGGAAAACAGCCTGGATATCCGAATCCAGTAGGGATAATAACGTTTCTAGCTTCGCGCGTCGGATTGTTTTTGCCCTCCCGTCCTCAACCTTTTGGATATAAGCCTCGGATAACCTTTGGTCGCAATCTTGGGTAAGTCTTGCCAAGCAGCCACGAGAATACCGTTTATTGTTCCGCAGCTTCTTCAGCCTCTCTCCTGCTTGCTTATCCCAGGATATTGAGGCAACGCGATCGTAAGGAACACTAGGAATCATAAAACATCCTCTTGACTTGTGAATAAAAATCTATTACTCTCAGTGATAGATTCATTAAACCACCATAGCATAAAGAAGGAGGGAATTTGACCTATCCCGCAGAGACAAAACAGAAAGCCCTAGAGCTTTTGAAAAAAGGGGTGAAGCAAAACAAAATAGCAATGGAACTAAATATCCCAGAAGACACGGTTTCCCGATGGAAAAAAGAATTTCTTATAGTTAATAGCGAATCCTATCAAGACTGGGTATATTCCTTGCCTCTAAGAAGTATCAGAGGGTTTTTACCAAGTAAAAACCGAAAGTTCTTCGACCAACTTTATCGCCAGTATCAAGATAAAGGTATCGCTCTTAGATACGCTCAGGTGATTCTACTCGCTCCTGGGATGCAAAATAAACTCACTGGAATATAGATATGTACACTTGCGGTGAATTATTTATGGGCGGTGGTGGGGCTGGCAAAGGATTAGAGGCCGCAGGATTTAAGTCTTTATGGGGAATTGAAAGAGATCCTAAAATTGCAGAAGTAGCACGATTAAATTTCCCAAATACCAAAGTATTTAATTCTTGCGCAGGAGACATAAACCCCCGCAGTCTTCCCTATGTTGACCTGCTTTGGATGAGTCCCCCGTGCCAACAGTATTCAAACGCTAGACGGGGTAATTTAGGTGATCACAAAGACAAGGACGCGGGGCTGTACTGTAGCAGTTATATCGCAGCGATTGATCCTCGATGGGTAGTTTTAGAAAACGTCCCTGGCTACTCAAAATCACCTGTATTCGAGAAAATCCTACAATCCTTAATTCGCCACGGATATCGCTATCATTGGTTAATACTTGACGCGGCGGATCATGGGGTTCCGCAAAACCGGAAACGGTTGATTATGTGGGCAGTTAAAAATTCAAAACCCCTCCCCTATTTCCCCGAATCAAAACCTAAAAAGGGATGGTATCAAGCCCTTAGTGATTTAATCCCAGAAATGCAGGATTGTGAGCTTGCAGACTGGCAGATTAAGCGATTGAATGAATTGGGTTATTTGCCAGAAAAAGCCTCTCATTCACCCGTTTTGTTAATCCCCCGTGCGGGAGCCTGTATTAAGAACATTTTACCGACTCCACAAAACAAGCCTTGTCCAACAATTCGAGCTATGGCGGGTGTAAGTACCCATTGGGCGGACATCGTACAGGGAAGTCAAATCAAACGGATTAGTCAAAAAGCGACGGCACGGCTGCAAACTTTTCCCGATGATTACAAATTCCCAGAATCCAAATCTTTAAGTCAACAAATAATCGGAAATGCCGTGCCGCCGTTGTTGGCGAAAGAGTTAGGTCTGGCAATCTTAAAATCAATTAATCTTTATGAAGACAACTAAAAAAGGATTTCAACCCGCCCAAAAAATTCATGCCAACGACCTCCACACATTCTCTTGTGAGTGTCTCTGGTATGATGTAGAAACCGACGAGGAACTTCTATCTGAATTATGGACAATTAAACTCGATAAAAGGCGATTCAGAACCGATGTCAGGCAGGCTATTGTCACAGGACTTATCTATTGTTTTCTCGAAACACCGGAAGCAATAGAGCGACGTATTAACAGGGTGTTTTTTTGGAATAATAAATCCCGTGCTTTCGAGCCATTAGGGGCGGTGTCTGACGCTCCGATGACCGGATCTAGTCCAGTTGATTTTGAAGCCGATCCGGTGGTGGCTTTTGAGAGATTAAAAGCCCTTTGTGTCGAGATTGAGATTATCAAGGTTGACGATTGCTCTTGACCTTTTAAAAATATATAAATAAACTTGTTTTTTTTTTTTTGCGTTATTCGTGTACAATGTAAATAGTCAAGAATCAAGGTTTACCAATGTAGTTTGTTGGTAAACAGTTAACCAGTCTAAGCTCTTTACTGAGCTACGTTATTGAGAAGCGTTTAAGTTCATACCTTGGAATGCGTTGCCAGTTCCAAGCTCTATAACTAGGTGATTAAACAGATGTACAGCAATTAAGTCAGTGTCACCTGGACAGTACCGCTTAATAACATTGACGAGGCACACTTTACCCGATTTATCGGAGGCTCGAAAGAGTTATTTTTAAATGTCTAAAGTATTCGTAATGGATGCCGAAAAGCGTCCGTTAAATCCAATCTCACCCGCAAAAGCTAGGATTCTTTTAACTCAAAAGAAAGCCGCAGTTTTTCGGCATCAACCTTTTACAATCATCCTAAAATATGCTGTCAAATCTTCAACTGAAGACTTGAGGCTAAAGATAGATCCTGGTTCTAAATTTACTGGCATTGCCTTGGTAAACGACGGCACGGGTGAAGTTGTTTGGGGTGCAGATATTCAACATCGTGGCATGGTGATCAAGAATGCACTGGAATCCCGACGCAGTTTAAGAAGGGGTCGCAGGGGACGGAAAACCAGATACCGCCAACCCCGTTTCCTTAATAGAACACGGGTTAAAGGTTGGTTAGCTCCGAGCTTGATGTCACGGGTCGAAAATGTGATTACCTGGGTCAATCGGTTAAGAAAGTTGGCTCCGATTGCAGCGATATCTCAGGAGTTGGTACGGTTCGACACTCAAATCATGGAGAATCCAGAAGTTTCCGGTGTTGAGTATCAGCAAGGGGAACTCGCGGGCTATGAAGTCAGGGAATACCTTTTGGAGAAGTTTAACCGTCAGTGCGTTTACTGTGGCGCTGTTGATACCAGATTAGAGATTGAACACTTGATACCCAGATCAAAGGGTGGGAGTAATCGGGTTTCTAATTTAGCGATCGCTTGCCATAAATGCAATCAGAAAAAGGGTGCTAAGGATATTAAAGATTTCCTTTCTAAGAAAAAGGAATTGCTTAATAAAATCCTGAAACGGGTTAAAGCCCCTCTCAAAGATGCAGCCGCCGTTAATTCTACCCGGTGGTGTTTATACAACCGATTGAAAGAAACGGGTTTACCTGTAGAAGTTGGGACGGGGGGACGGACTAAGTTTAACCGATGCCGTCAAAAGTTCCCTAAAGCTCACTGGATTGATGCGGCTTGTGTTGGTGCTTCTACTCCCGAAAATCTGATTATTAAGGATGTCAAACCTTTATTAATATCAGCTAAAGGGCATGGGGTAAGGCAACGGGTAACGACTGATAAATATGGTTTTCCTAAGTGCCATAAAGCAAGAATCAAGAGCTTTATGGGGTACAAAACGGGGGATTTGGTCAAAGCTATAGTTCCGAAAGGTAAGAACAAAGGAACCCATTATGGTCGGGTTACGATTCGGCAAACCCCAAAATTTGCTGTAGGTAAAGCGGATGGTATCAATCCAAAATACATGAAACTACTTCAGAAAGCTGATGGTTACGCTTATTCGAGCCTCGAACTATTACAGGCAAGCAGTTCTAGTTAGTTTATTGTTAAATCACAGGAGCCAAAATCAATGATTTTTACCGAGCCTCGCAAAAGCAGTCTAAAACCCTTTCCGTGTAAGGCTTTCAAAAGCCAAGGGTTAACGATTGTATTGGTTCTTGACTAATTTGATACACGAATCAGACGTTAAAGCAAAAATATTTTACTGGGTTAACGATTGTATTGGTTCTTGACTAATTTGATACGTAAAACTACTGAATCAGCGATCGCCAATACTGGGTTAACGATTGTATTGGTTCTTGACTAATTTGATACCATACCGGAAAATCAACGAATCAGACTAATTAAGAATGGTTAACGATTGTATTGGTTCTTGACTAATTTGATACATCAGTCCATCTTGATGCAGATACACCGCCCAAAGAGTTAACGATTGCATTGTTTCTTGACTAATTTGATACAACAGAAGGCATTAACCAAAAAATTGTTAGATGCGATATCAGAATCCCAGTTAACGATTGCATTGTTTCTTGACTAATTTGATACATAGCACCCCAGAACATCCCCTGGTAGAACTCCAGGTTAACGATTGCATTGTTTCTTGACTAATTTGATACATCGTAATCAATTTGCTGTAATTCTTGCTTGTGCGAGTTAACGATTGCATTGTTTCTTGACTAATTTGATACTATTTTGAGTCCGATTTGTGGAGACATCCAGAGTATTCGTTAATGATTGCCTTGTTTCTTGACTAATTTGATACTTGTAGGTTAAAAAATAAAACCGACCAAAGCAAACATTCAAACAAAAGGAGATAAAATCAAATGTTATTAAATCCAGATATTTACAGAACAAGCATAGTTTCTAAAGTTATACCAGCAACCGATACGGAACTTACAAAGATTAAAACAAGCAACGGTTCTGGACGTTCTAAAATCGTTTATTGTCAGTACGGTGAAGAGTATCCCCAAAACCATGTTAATGCCTTAGTTAATCATGCCACTGAGTTAGGTTGGTTGAAAGATTTTGATTATGCGATAGGCTCTATTCCCGATGGTTTTGTTTTGGTATTAGTTCCTAAGATTTTACCTTCTCAATCATTATGGGATGTTAACGATTGCATTGTTTCTTGACTGAAGATGCACAAAAGAGGAGACTAATGGACAAATTTAAGGTTGAGGTTTTATCGAAAACAGCTAGAGGTAAAAGCCGGATTCTGTAAGGGATTCGGCTTTTTAGATCCACGATCCACCGCCCGTCGTTGCCAGAATTATTTACCATCTGGAAATAAATCTGTTATAACTGGTGGATAGTTATATAGGATCATTCTTATGACACGACCCCGAGAAAACAGGCAAGGAATCAAGGCCAAGCTCAAGCCAGAAGACAGGGAGAAGTTGAAAGCCCTCGTCATCGGCATGGGTTATCGTTATTGGAGACGGGAATCAGCAGAACCCGCATGGACTGAATTTTTGGAGGCGATTACAACCGGCGACATAATTCTTTACAAAAAAGTTGAGTGAGGGGGTTGACATTTTAAAATAACTGGGGTACAGTTATAAATGTAGAAGGTTAAAAGTTAAGCAAGTAAGGCAGCCACCCTACTTGCTCTCAAGTCAATCATTTTCAATTAATTTAAGGAATATACCATGAAAGTTAAAGTCTATTTCAATCTTCATAAAAAGATGTTTTCAGTCGTCGCATTAGAGGGCGAAAATAAGGGGCGGGTTATAGCCCACGAAACAGAAGTTAAATTAACCAATGGTACGTTCAAAGTTTCTGAAGCCGGACGGCAACGGGTTATCAGAGAGCAACGCAAAAATGTCCATGCTTACGTTGTTGGAACGTTGACTGACGCAGTGAAAAACTGCAATCAAGCCGTTACTTACAACCCTTATAAATACAACTCATTTGTGTTTAAACACAATGAATCCCCTGTGTTAACGGCTCAAAGCGTTCTATTAATCAACAAGCAAATTTTCATTAACTAAATTTTCATTAACTAAATAGGAGAATATCATGGTTTATCGCATTACTCGCATCAAGACCGCAGCCAAAAAAGAAGACCGTCAAGGGTATTATTTAGACGCTCTAAATGAGTTAGAAGCCTTGACAAAATTTTACAATCAGTTCCCTGAGTTTGTAGGGGAAGAATTGGAGTTAGAGGAGTGGAGTTAACAATAGTTTAAATATAAAGCAGGGTTGCAAAATACCCTGCTTTATTTATACCTTAACTAAACTCTCAATTTCCAGGGCCCGTAACACCTGATTTACCACCTTGCTAAACACCAACTCAGATGACTGATTGGAATTAATCAGGTGGTATTTGTATCTTTTGGCAATGTCCAAATATCCCCACCTCACCCTCTCCAAAAACAAGATATTTCTTTCAATTGCATCAAGGGGTCTATCTTCTAATCTTGCCACCGCCGCCCGAATTTGTAGATCGAAAATAATCACCATATCGGGTGTTAGTCACCCCATGACGACTTCATTAGCTTTGATAAGGATATTAGGACATCGGTAAAAACATTGCCCTTGTTTTTGCTTGCATCAATGATTTGATAATTAAACCGATGGGCGAGAGCCAAGTACCCGAACCGCACTCTGTTTAGAAAATGGATATTTTTTTCTATTTTATCAAGGGATCTATTCAGCCGATTGGCCGAGACGTTTACGGGACAGTCGAACAATAGAACGAGGTCGGGTTTTAAGCCCTGTGTGGCCGTTTCATTTACCCTTATCAAGCCTTCTATCTCAAGCCCTTCTCCATAGCCCTGGTAGGCTAACGTGGAGGCTGTGAATCGGTCACAAAGAATCACGTCATAGTCGCCCCAAACTTCTCTAAGCCAATTGCAATGAGCTTTTCTATCCTCGGCAATCAACTGGATCTGATCCAATGGGGGTAAATCTGTGTTTTTTATCCTAATCCGTGCATCATCCCCCCAAGGTTCCCTTGTGCTTAAAACCTTCAAGCCCGAATGTTCCGTCAGATGTTTTGCCACTTGTCCAAGTTGCTCTGTTTTTCCAGAGCCATCAATTCCTTCAAAAGCTACAAATAAAGGGGTGGTGTTTGTCATTTTGTCAAGGGGTAAAATAAAATAAACTGTATCATGGTGATACTTTTAACGAATCCTCTTTGTCACACTAAAACATAATAGAAGATTAATAAAAAACACTGTGATCAAGATTCAGTGTATAAGAAATTCAGTGTGACATCCCCATAAATTATACAGCATCGGGGTTTCGGGATTCAGTGTGACAGGGGCGATCGCAGCAAAACTCAAAACCCTCCACAAATCGGGAAGATTTTGAGTTTAATTTGGGCTTGCTAACTTTTGCTCCTATTTTGCCTAAAAAAATATTTTCAGAAAACGCTTGACATTTTAAGAAGTGGGGGGTATATTGAGAAATAAGGCAAGGGCAGAGCCGACCGCAAATCAAACTCTACCC